CAACGAACTTGTAGTTATCCTTTGTATTCTACACGATGCACTATTTTAAAATCTAATTACATTCGATCAGGAACTGTCTATAGTGTCGATGGTAGAGATATCTCTGCTACAATATTTGGAACAGAGGTAGATGGATGGTTCACTGGAGGAACTTTTGAAGCCGGAGAATACAGTCGTTTGATTGTGTATCATGTCGGAACGGCTATAAAGATAGCTCATTCAATAAGAGAATTAGAATTAAATGATTCTTTCAACGCTTATCCAGGATGTGATCATTCGCCTAATCATTGCTTAAACAAGTTTAGTAATAAGATAAACTATGGAGGACAAGAACATATCCCATCTAAGAATCCATTTACCGGCGATTCTATTGATTCTCCTACCAGTTATATTTTGATTTAAAGTTCTTTGGAATTATTATGGAAGTATTTTTAATAAAATTAGTTATCATGGTCGCATTGGCTTTTGCTCTGCGTCCTAAACCTAAGACTCCTACTCCTCCAAAAGCAGCAGGAATTGAAGAGTTCGATATTCCGACGGCTGAGGAAGGAAGACCGATTCAAGTATTATTTGGGAAAAGAAGAATAGCTGGTCCTAATGTTGTTTGGTATGGTGATTTAAAAGCCGGTCCACATCTTCAGTAAGAATCATGGGATTATTTAGTAGTAAACCGAAGAAGCAAGTTGTAGGATATTTGTATCATTTAGGGATGCACATGATCCTTGGATATGCGAACGCTGATGGTGTGAAGCAGATCTGGGTTGGAGAGAAGTGTGTTTGGCCCACTGTAAATGATGCATCTTCCGAAGCAGCAGATTCTGGCTCTAATGATCAATCTATTACTATCAGTGCTTCTAATGTTTTCGGTGGGCTTGCAACTGGGAAAGAAGGAGGGATCAGTGGTGATGTTGATATACAATATGGTTCAAGTACACAAACTACGAATAGTTATCTTGTAAGTAAATTAGGATCTAATATCTCAGCTTTTCGGGGACTCTTAAGTGTTATATTAAAACAAGTTTATCTTGGGACTAATGCTTATTTAAAACCTTGGAGTTTTTCAGTGAAGAGAACTGATAAGCTTGTCAGCGGTGATTCGCAATGGTATTCATCTAAAGCTGTGATTCGTTCTGGGCAAATCGATGGAGATGATTTAAACATAGTTCATATTATTAGAGAATGTCTGCTTGATAAAGAATGGGGATTAGGATGGGAAGAGAGCGATATTAATGATTCTAATTTCAAAGCTTGTGCTGATACTCTGTACGATGAAGGATATGGGCTTTCAGTTATATGGGATAGTAGTTCTTCTATGGAAGATTTTGTTGATCGTATTTTAGAGATCGCAGCAGCTTCGTTATACCAGAACCTTTCTACAGGTCTTTGGGAATTAGGATTAATCAGAGATGACTATGTTCCGGCAAGCTTAGAATCTTTCGATGAAAGTTATATTCTTGATATCGTAGACTTTAATCGTCCGTCTTTTGGAGAAGTAGTAGATCAAGTCACAGTAAATTGGCATGATAAAATTTGGAATAAGAATAGAAGTATAACATTATCAGATCAAGTAATGATAGAAAAGCAAGGAGGAGCAGTTATAGAAAGGATTTTTAATTATCAGTCAGTTTGTAATAAAACTTTAGCAAATAAAATCGCAAGTCGAGAACTTCAATTAGCAACTTCGATGCTTGCAAGTATGACGATGAAATGCAATCGTCAGATGTCTCATCTAAAACCTAATGATGTCTTCAAATTTTCTTGGGATCCCTTAGGAATTGAAACAATGATCGTTAGAGTTTTAGAGGTGAATTACGGAAATCTAAAAGATAACGAAGTGACAATTCATTGCTGTGAAGATGTGTTTGGAACTTCTTACACTATTATTGAGGACCCACCAAATACAGCTTGGACTGATCCTGTGAATGATCCGGTCGATACGGATTATCGTTTCTTAGCTGAAGCTCCTTATTGGCAACTCTGTGAAACTCAGAATCAAGAGATAGTTGACACTTTTGCAAATGATTTTGGCGTTCTTCTCCCTCTTGTAGTTAAACCTTCTTCTACTCCAGATTCTTATGGTTATGATATCTATTTCAGATACGATGCTGGTGACAGTTTCGAAGATATAGGATTCGGTTCTTTTGTTCCCTCTGCCACTCTTACCAATAATCTTGTAGTTATTGGATCTGAGAGTGATTGGGTGAATCTTTCAAATGTGCAAGATTTAGATTTAGTTGAAATTGATTCTTATGCAGTCATTGGAAATGATAGTAGTCATGAAATAGTATTGATTTTAGAAGTAGATACCACAAATGAACGGATAAGAATTGCTCGTGGAATATTCGATACGAAACCTTCAGTTCATACTTCTGGAGATAGAATTTGGTTTATTAGTCCTATCGATGAAGTGACGTTAATTGATCAAGATTTAAAAGATGGAGATACTCCACGGATAAAAGCTTTAACTAAGACTGGAACTGGAACTTTAGCTGAAGGAAGTGCAACCGAAGAAGTTGCTGATGCTTTTAATAGTAGAATGATTCGTCCTTATCTTCCTGGGAATTTAAAAATCAATGGAGATAGATTTCCTGAATATTTATATGGTCAGCCAACTTTAACATGGAATCATAGAGATAGGACAGATGAAGATCAATTAAGATCTATTATCAAACATACTGATAGTAGTGATTATGGGCCAGAAGCGGGAACGACTTATACTTTAAAGATATATAATCAAGATGATGTTTTACTGAGAACTGTAACAGGTTTGTCTGGAACTTCTTATACTTATTCTCAAGTAACTGAAGAAGGTGATTCTCCGGATGGTCATGTGAGTCACAGATTAAGATTTGTTTTATATTCTGTTCGAGGAGGATTTGATTCTTATCAAGAATATGACATAACCGTGGAAAGACCTCTTTATGGACAGATTGATTCTGTTTCTACTGTAAACGGTTCTTTACTTGTTAATCCAAGAAAGTTGAATTCTAATCCTACTGGAACTTCTTCTACACAAGGGAGAATTTATGGGGATAGAAAACTATCTGGGGAAGTGAGTGGTCAATCTTCTACGAGTGGAGATGTTACAGAAGTATAAATAAAAATGCCGGAGCGAGGAACTCCGGCAAGTCGGGCGGCTGGAAGGAATTAAAGAAGTGCAAGAAAAGCCAGAATAGTAAGGAGCGGAATTTCAATGGACAATCCGATTTTTTCACAGATGAGTTGTGTTAGTGTTTTGTTTTCAGTGTTCATTTTATTCCCCTTATTTACTTTTGCGTTTTGTTTACTTGCCTAATAAAAGTATAAGGTATTATCACGAATATGCAAATAATTTCTCAATTTTATTGAGAATATTCGTGATTAGTTAAGAATAGGGTTTTTAACCTAAATTCGGGCTCCTGTGCGACCCGCTACGATGCAAACGACCCTCGGTAGCTACTGTAATACCGCTATTCTGGTACAGAGGCAATGGGGAGTCTAAGCCTATAAAACCTCCGGTTTTAAGTCTTAATGTGACTGATAGAAAATTTTCTATAAATATAAAAATTATGCTTGTATTATCTTCATAATATGTTATAATTTAGGTAGTTAGGAAGCACTGTGAAAACAGAAATTTAGGGATTGAATTATAGTAAAAGAAATAGAATTGGAGAAACCGTGGAAACAAAGATATCCGCATTTCCTATCCTTGAGCCATTGTCTCGAGCGACTTCTACTTCGCTGAAAGAGTTAGATTTCTACGATACAGATTTTCTTGAGATAGATGTGAAGTCAGAAGTAAAAGAAAATGGTCAAGTGAAGAATCATTTTATAGTGGAATCAGTTTGTCTTAAGAAATGTCCAACGAATGTCCTTCCAAGTGTAGATGAAGCGGTGAATCCTACTTATGTAGAAACTCCAGAAGGTTCTTACTATAAAGACGATCGTTATTATCATTATCCCAGTAGAAACGCAACTTCGGTCTGGGTTCGTAGAATTCCAGAGCGAAAAGAAATCGGATATGGGAAGTGGCGATTAGCTGGAACTGATTTTACTGCTCTGATTATTCATCATGTCTGGCCGCATCACAAATTGATTTTCAAGTCAGAAGATGCTATACTATTATATACGGTTCTTCTGAAAAGATTCTTGGTTCAAACAAAATCTGCTCTGAGAACTGGAGAATGGTTTTTAACAAAACAAGCTCCAGAAATGCCAAAGGATTATATTTCTCATCCTGAACTTCCTTTGTCAGATTATCAGCAAGTCGCCCTACTGAATTCACTGGAAAATCCAAATTACAGTTTATTCATGGAGCAAAGAACAGGGAAAACTCCTATCGTTATTAATAGAGTTTGTTTAGAAGGAGCACGGAAAAGAGCTGGAGTTCTTTCTGGATCTGAGAAGGGAATGTATCGTGCTCTCATTATAGTTCCTCAACAAGTGAGAATCAATTGGTCTCGTGAATTCGCCAGGTTTGCTACTGTTCCGGGAAAGACATCTATTCTTCGAGGAGGGAAGGTGAATCGCGTCCGTGCATTAATAGATGGGATTCGATCTGAAGATGATTGTGCATGGTCTGCTTGTATTATCTCATTAGACACTGTGGAATCAACTTGGGATGCGATTCAAAGAGTGAAGTGGGATCTTGTAGTTATTGATGAATCTCATCGTATAAAAAATCCGAAGACTAATCGATTTAAGTCTCTTATAAAAATCGATGATATTCGAGCCAGAGCAAAAATGATTTTAACTGGTACTCCTGTGACTGGTCCAATCTGGGATCTTTGGGGACAGTTTGAATGGCTCGGAGAAGGTTTATCTGGGTTTTCAACTTTTGAGAATTTCCGTTCATTTCATGGATGTTGGAAGAATTCACCAGATGGTTCTGGAGTGAGAGTACTGTCTGGATATAAAAATATCCCTTTAATCCAAGAACGGTTGTCTCGTTTAGCTTTTATCTTAAAGAGATCAGATACAGGCTTAGCTCTTCCGGAAAAGGTTTATGATCTTTATGAAGTGAACATGACTCCGAAACAAGCGAAGCTTTATAAAGCTATGGCAACTAAATTAGTAATTGAAATCGATGAGATGATGGCCGTAGCTGAGGCTGAAGGAAAGAAAGTAACAGTCGAACATATTCTTACTAAGCTTATTCGCCTTGCACAAATTTGTTCTGGATTTGTAAAAACCGATGATGAAGTTGATCTCACTCTTGAAACTACAAAGAGCGGAGAAATTCATCAGATCGATGAACGAAATCCTAAGATAGAAGATTTAATAAAACTTCTTCGAGAGGATTGGGATAACGATCCTAATAGTAAGATTATTGTGTGGGCAACTTTCATTGAAGATATACGAGCGATCAGTGCTCGCCTTGCACAAGAAGATATTAATCATGTCGGCTATCATAAATCTATTCATCCCGATTATAGAGTGAAGGATGCTCAAGTCGCTGAGGATGTTTTAAATAAGAACCGAGAATGTAAAGTCCTTGTAGCTAATCCTGCTTCTGCTGGAGTGGGTCAAGGATTTTATGGATTTGATATTGAGAAGTATGAAGAGTATGAAACTTGTGTGGATCATGCTATCTACTTCAGTTGTAATTGGTCTTTCGTTGATAGAAGTCAATCTGAAGATAGGCCGATAAATCGTCATGCAAAATCTAATCTTCGTATCACAGATCTTATTATTCCTGATACTATTGATCAAGAGATTAGAGATCGAGTGAATGATAAGAAGAGAACTGCTTTAACTATTCAAGATGTTAAGCAAATACTTGACAATGTAGTGAGGGGATATAAATAGTATGGAAAAGCAAATAGCAAAAGCAATATCAAGAGCTCAGCAATTACATGAAGAATCATACAAGGTCTTCAAGGTGGATGATTCTGTCAGGGAATATACAAAAGATTGGGAATCGTGTTGGCAAGAAGCTTGCAAAGAAGTTGGACTCCCCGATCAAATATGGTATGTTCTTTATCTGGCTAATCATTGGTGCAACGATCTTCAAGTGTGGGCTGAATGTGTACTAATCGGCAGTGATTTTAATGCCGAACTTAAAGTCGATGAGGAAGGAAAATGTGGCTCATAGTAGATGATGAAAGATCTCTGGGATGTGAGATTATAGCTCGAACAGTCGATGTTGGATTAAGGGTTCTTTTAGCTATTCCAGAAATCGAATGTCTTTGTATTGATCATGATCTTGGTGATGAGAATCCAAGAAAGACCGGCTTATATGTTGTTCGTGAAGCAATAGCATCAGGATGTCTTCCTAATCGAGTACAGATTGTGACTCAAAATCCTGTGGGAAAGCAGAACATTCAAAATGCTTTGAAAGATCATGGATATCATACTGTTGATAATATAAATTTCTATAAGCTTCAACAAGAAGCTATTAGTGATAACGAACGTATGAATTTAATTTTCAAAGAAATAGCAGAGAGTGAATCATGAATATCTATTTGTTTAGTCAGATAAGACAAGCGTGGAAAGCATTGAAGGAAGACCTCGAACCTTGCGGTGAAAGTAAAGTTGAAGAAGGAAGTCATCTCGGAATGTTTAAGCTTCATGGGAATAAGATCGATGAGTTGGATAAGCTTATTCATTTGTTGAAAGCTGTTTCTTTCGGCGAACTTTACGGTCGTGTCCCGACTCCCTACACATCTTTAAAAGAACCTTCGGGACATCCGTTTTGTAATATGGATTTCAGTCGGTTGGAATTTCAAGTCCTTGCCAGTCAAGCTATCACTGCTCAAGAAACTATTGATCGAGATCCAGAATTACAAGAACTCGGATTTGTAGTGCGACAAGGATCTGGAATATGCGGATGTGCTACTATTCCTTGTTTCCAAGGTAAATACCCAGATCAATCTTCCCCAACTGTCCCTTGTGCAATCATCCAGTCTATGTGTAGTCAGTCGCCTCGTGAAAGTATGAAAGAATCCAGAGAATACGAAAAGGAATAAAATGAAAGTAACAGTTAAAGAAATGAACGCTGCTCTGGGTTTGTTAGAGCTTCCTGTTTGTGCAGATCAATTCGATGAATATGATAGACTCTTAGCTGATAAGTTAAAAGTTTGGATTAACCACTGTCTTCAAAATAGAATTCAAGAAATTGATTTAGGCTGGAAACTTGAGAATGTAGCTGCTTATATCAAGAGACTTTCTGAGGCTCATTCTAAGATGCATAAACAACGACTCTTTGCTAACAATCGGAGATGATATGAACACAAGACACACTCAAGAACAAGATACTACCAGAGTAGATGTTCTCAGAGAATCTACGAAACGTGGAATCTTTGTCGATGAATTTCGTATTGAGAATCCAGCCGTGAGTTCTGGTGGGTCCTGTCGTCCGGCAACTACTGGTCCTTTAGCTGGAAAGTGTATTTACGGAGGTCCTTGCAAAACTGTCTGCAGATGGAGAAAATAGTATGAGTCGAAGACATCCAGCAAAATTTGATTATTATGCTGCTCTGGGAGTAAAGAAGGGAGCAACTCTTGATGAGATAAAACGTGGTTATCGTAAGATGGCTATGAAATATCATCCGGATAAAAATCCAGATGACAAAGAAGCTGAAGCGAGATTCAAAGAATGTGCTGAAGCTTATGAAGTTCTTAGTGATTCTGACAAACGAGAACGCTATGATAACTATGAACATCCATTGGTTAAGACCGCCGAATCTACTCCACAAGGAGAAAAGAACACTGGATTCTCTATGGTGGATTTCTTAAAGAATATGAAACCTGAAGATATTAAAATACGTCCCGGCGGACCAATGAACTTCACACGCTATAATAGGTGATCGATGTCTGACAAGACCATTGTAGTTAATGTCAAGAAAGAACTGTACGATGTATATTGTGGTCGCCCTACTATATACAGAAACCCGTATCGTATTGGAGTAGATGGTGATCGAGAAACGGTGATAAAAAAGTTTGAAGTTCGTTTTCATAACAAAATGAAAAACGATCCAGCTTATCGTAAAGCTATTCTTGGATTACGTGGAAAGCGAATAGGATGTTTTTGTTACCCTCTACCGTGTCATTTAGATATTATTGCTAATTTCTTAAACAGTTTATAATTAGGAGCAACGAGTAATGAAAGTGTTTGTCCTCCAGAAGTCAAGTAAGTATGCGATGGGATCAGCGAAGAGTTTTGGTAAATTGGTTTATCTCTTCGAAGAAGATGAGAATCTTCCACCATTTCAACCTGAAGTCACTATCTCTACGATCAGAGATAAGTTGGACAGAATTGGTTTTAACCCGAATGAAGACGCAGTGGCTCTTACTGGTCCTATGATCATTGTGACTTACTTTATGTCGGTTCTCATTTTTAAATTTGGAAAAGTGAAAACTCTTCTGTTCGATGCAAAACAATCAAAGTATAGATTAGTTACTGTGGAGATATAATGTTTTCTATTCAAACAAAGTATGTCACAAAAGAAAGAATTACTTCGGATGAGATGGTGAAGAAGCTTCAAGAGATTTTCAATGAATCACATCTCTTCTACGGACTTCTTTATGGGTTTCTCAGTGAGATTACTCCAGCTATAAAATCTAAATCTCTGGATGTCAGCAAGCTTACCGACATAGGATTCCTTTGTAGGGAAATGGAAAATCTCCTTGATGAATTGCGAAAAGAATGTAAAGCAAGAAAAGAACTCTGTGGATCTATTATTGCTTTTATTCTTACTCAGAATTCACTAACCGATATTCATGCTCCTATGAAATCTAAAGGAGATTTAGCTACTGGTTCTCCTGATATGAAAATGCAAGTTGCACTTCCTAAGAAGAAGTCTCCAGAATACTATCAACTCACCGACCATTTTAAAGTTCCACGTGATGTCGCTGAATCTGGAGTTTTAAAATTGGATTGGAAAACTGTGGTAGAACTATGCACCAAACTCTCTGAAGAAGGAAAACCTCTTCCGGCAGGTTTCGGTAAGAAGTATCCGCAATATTCAACAATATTTAGAAAGAGAAAATCTTAGAAAGGAGGATAGTAATAGTATTAGTGAAATAAAACAGTGAACGTTCACATCGAATACATTTAGAAAGCTTATTATTTGGAGGCCTAATAATGGGCGAAAACTCAAAGAGAAATGGTACGGATATAGAAAAGGTTCAAGGAGTGAATGCAGATTATCTGGCTCAGTATGTAGAGCAAGATACAAGTTTAGATGCATTGAAAGAACATCGTGTTGTCCCTCGCGTGAAGGTTATTCAACCGACTTCTGATATGCAACTGAAAAAGAACTTCGGCGAAGGTACTGTCATCGTTCGACCCGGTGATGCTCTTATCAGTAAGTTCGAAGCAGAACCAGCCGAGTTTGATTTTGTTCCTTTGTTCTTTTTCGTCGAATGGGCGAAATGGCGGGACCTGAAAGATAAGTCTGGCTCACCGATTCTTGATCGAACACACGATGCAGGAAGTGACATGGCAATGAGAGCAAAGGATGCTGATCTCCGTCAAGAAGTGTATGAAGGTGATGAAAGATTACCTGACAACGAAAAGCGGTATTATCGGCATGTCGAGCATCTTCGCTTCATCGGTCTGATTTACGGAGATCATCCTCTTGTAGGTACTCCTATTACCTTGTCGTTTGAACGTGGTGAGTGGGGACAAGGTAAGAATTTCATTTCGGCTATCATGCTTCGCCGGCAACAAGTTAATGATAAGCCAATTCAAATTCCTTTATGGGCTCAAGTCTGGACATTCAGTTCGAAGTTCCGGAATCCAGATGCCGATCGTAAATGGTTCGGTCTGGATTTTGAACCAGCCGAGATTCCCATTATTCCTCAAGAAGAAGCTGCGAATCTTCACGCGATGCATAAAGAGTTCGCCGAGTTATTCGAGCAACAGCGATTGACGGTTCAAGATGAGCACACTGATCCCGATGTAGATGAGGAGGCAACAAAAGCACACGAAGACTTCTAAGCTTATTTCCACGGGTAAGCTTCGGGGGTAATAACGGAGGGTCAGCTTCTCCACTGACCCTCCGTATAATTATTGTGTCATAGTTGTCACTCAGCTCCTCAGGTTAAACAGTGTCTCTAAACATAGCGGTTATTAATGCTTTAAGTGAACTTGAGCGATATGGGTGGACCTACATTCCAGGAGGTCCCGATGAAGTTAAATGTCGATGTCCAGTTCATGATGACGATAATCCAAGTGTTTCTCTAAACATTTCAAAGAACGTTTGGATTTGTCATGCTTCGCAGTGTACAGCTAAAGGTGATATAATCGCCCTGTTAGCTTATATTGGGAAAGTACAGAGGCGAACGATTGTAGCTTATTTGCTTAATCGTTATCCTGAACTCGAAGATACTAAAACCGTCGATCAAGCTAAAGTAGAGAAGTATCACAATAGAATCTGGGATTCAGGTCCTCTTTTACAGGAATTATATAAAAGAGGAATTACTAAAGATGATATTCGAGAACAACGTATAGGATACGACAATGGACGAATCATTATCCCAGTTTATAACTTGCAAAAACAAGTTGTAAATTTACGAAAATATTTACCAGGAGCTCCTGGACCTGAGAAGATGAAAAATCTTCGAGGGTATAAAACTCAGGCTCTCTATATGCCTGATCGTTTAAAGTATCCGACGGTCTGGGTTTGTGGTGGTGAATTAAAAGCAATCGTAGCTAATCGTTTGCTTAATCAACATAATGTAGGAGCAGTATCAGTAACAGGAGCTGAAGGCTCTTGGCATAAAAGCTTTACTCAATTCTTTAAAGATAAAATTGTCTATATCTGCATGGATGTTGATGCTGGTGGAATAGAAGCAGCTAAGATCGTTGCTAATTTTCTGCTCAATACTGCTCAGGCAGTTTATATCGTAAAGCTTCCTTTAGATATTTCTAAATATCCTAAGGGAGATCTTAATGATTACATAGGACAAGAAAAGGCAACAGACCAAGATCTGCTTTCTTTAATGAAAAATGCAGATAAGTTTGTTCCGAAAGAAATCTTGGATGATATAGATGATAGTGAACCAAAACTATGCAAGTTAATTGAAGCTGGAAAGGCAGTAAATATCGGGATAAAGATGCAGTGCGATGCGGTCATTGCCACATTGTCTGATGATACTTTTGTAGTTCCTAAAGATGTAGATATTCTTTGTTCTCGAGACGAAGGTGGATGTTCTTATTGTCTTGTGAATTCAAAAGAACCGGATCCGGAGACTGGTTATACTCGTATTAGAATTCAGTCTTTGAATCCAGTTATTTTGAATATGATGAATTCCAGTCCTACAAGATTAAGGGATGCGGTTCTTTCTTCGTTGAATGTACCTGATTGTAAATCGGCTATTATTCAACCTATTTCTTATTATAATATAAAAGATGTTCGTCTCACAAATCCTTTAGAAATAGATAGTGAGACTTGCGAACATATTGTTCAACCAGCTATTATTGTATCTGATAAATATCTGGATATGAACATCCCTTATAGTATTATTTGTAAAGCTTTTCCTCATCCAGTAAATTGGTCCAGTATTTTACTTGCGAATGATGTCATAGAAAAGGAAGATGGAATTACATCGTATAGATTTCAACCGGATGAGTATGAAGAATTAAAGATCTTTCAGCCTAAAAATTGGAGTTATGAAAATCTTGTTATCAAATTAGACCACATCTATAAAGACCTTTCTAACAATGTGACCAGAATATTTCAAAGGAAAGATCTACACTTAGCTATGGATTTGGCTTATCATTCAGTTTTAAATTTCTTCTTTGAAGGAAAACCTATTAGTGGTCTTATTGATTGTTTAGTAACCGGAGATAGTTCGCAAGGTAAGAGCGAAGTTGCTATTAGTCTTATTCGCCATTATGGTTTAGGTGTAAGACACGACTGTGGAAGTGCAACTAAAGCCGGACTACTCGGTGGTCTTGAAAAAATGGGGAACACTTGGTTTATTAAGTGGGGAGTGATCCCACTCTATGACATGCAACTTGTAGTCTTAGAAGAATTGAAGGGAGCCAGTGTTGAAGTCCTCGGTAAATTAAGAGACATGAGAACTTCTAAAATTGCTGAGATAGTTGGTATTGAAAGAAGAAAGACTCACGCTCGTACTCGCTTGATAATGATTTCTAACCCTCGTAGTGACAGAGCTGTTTCTGCTTATAACTACGGAGTAAGTATTGTAAAAGAATTAATGGGTAATTTAGAAGATGTTAGGAGATTCGATTATGCTGTTATCTTAGCACAACAAGAAATAGATAATGCTGTTATAAACGATCTTCAACAGAACCAAAATTTAGTAGAACCTTTTTATGAGTCAAAAATTTGTAAGAAAGGAGTTCTTTTTGCATGGACTCGTAAAATGAACCAAATAAAATTCGAAGACGGGTTTCGGCCATTATGCTTAGAATTTGCTAACTCTCTCTGTAGAAAGTACACTGAATCTATTCCTCTGTGTGATAAAGGAACTACAAGATATAAATTAACTAAGATAGCTATCGCCTTAGCTTGTCGGACTTTTAGTGTGGTAGAGGGCTCTTGCGAAATGGTATTAGTGAGAAAGGTTCATGTTGAATATGCTTATCAATTCTTAGATAGAATTTATAGTTCACCATTTTGTGGATATAATTCTTTCTCTGATATGGAAGCACATCATTCTCGTCTTCGTAATGTCGATTTGGTTAGGAAAGAATTAAAAGAGACTAAACACCCGAAATCGTTTGTTCAACAGCTTCTCTATGCTGATCGGTTAAATCTTACTGACATACAATCGTGGTGCGAAATAGATAGGGATACTGCTCAAAGAAAGCTATCTTTGTTAGATAGAAACGGAGCAGTATATAGAGACCCTAATTCGCAAACAGAATATGTAAAGTCTTCTGATTTTATTGCATTGTTAAAAGAATTGTTATTAGACGATTCTTATTTAAAAGATAATATTGATGTAGATGCGGAGTTCTAAAATGATTGAAACACAAAGAAAAGTAACTGAGTTCCATTGTAAACACAAATTTCCGGTTCATCTTCCTATCAGAAGATCCTTCGGTAAATATAGGATCTGCGATAAGATTATCTGTTTCTTCATTCTACAGCTATCCAAGCTCTGTATGTTCCTTTGGAAACACACTGGTGAGAATAATGAAATGATATATCGAGCTCATTTGATATTAGAAGAGCTGGCGGAAATGTGTATCGGTTTATCAGATGGTGATGAACATCAAGCGGCTGATGGAATTGGAGACCTTCTCTATGTAGTTGTCGGTTCTGGAGTAGCATTCAAACTCCCCTGCCATGAACTAAGCGAAGAAGTTTGTAGTTCCAATGCTACAAAGCAGCCGAGAACCGCTGCGAATTATCGACTCAGGGATAAAGGAAAAAACTATGTTCCACCTGATTTCGAGAAAGCGTTAAGAATCGGTAAAGAACGTATTGAAGAAGATTATCTTTCTGTGGAGAAAATGAATGTCTTTAATAATTGAAGGTTCTGATTGTCTGGGAAAGACAACATTTGCTAAAAAAGTTGTCAGATACGTTTTAGATCACGATAAATTTCCGGCTTATTATGCTTGGATGACAAGGCCGAATGAAAACAATTTTGATTTTTTATGTCACTACAAAATGATTATTAATCCTTGTATAGTACAAGATAGATTTCATTTAGGTGCTATATCGTATCATAAGAATAAATTATCACTCCAGAATAGGATGCAGGTTGAACAGTGGATTGAAGAACAAGGTGGGATGATTGTTGTTCTTTATGCCAGTGATTTTGATTGGTACGAACAATTAATTAGAGAAGATGAAAGAGGGAACTTACTTAGTTGGCCTATTCTTTGCGAGGCTAATAAAATCTTTACTGAGATAGCTCAAAGTCAAAAGAAACTCGGACCTCCGTTCTTTGCTTTTAATATATCCGAAGGTAGATATTTGGATGATGAAGTAGTAAAGAGAGTTTCTGATCTGTGGATAACTCGGCGACATAACAAGTGTAGTGAACTCTACGGAAAAGTACAAGGAGAAAATTAATGAACGAAAGAAATACAAATCAGAATATATTCTACAATGCTGTTTATGGGAAGAAGTCAAATTTTTTCGGGATGACTTCTAAGATTATTCTCAGTTCTTTTCAAGATATAAAGAGAATTGCTGAGAAGAACCAAGTTTGCAAGAGGAAAGCTGTTGGTTGTAAGATCTTAGAATTCAATTTACAGCATGAAAGGATAGAACATTTTGTCGCCATCAACGGACCGAGTGGTCCAAAGAATAAGTGTTCTAATATCAAAGGAGCTTGTGGTTGTAGTCATGCTGAACCACGAGCGATTATGCAGTATCTAAAGAAGAGAGAATATCGCATTAAACCGGCGTATGTCAAGACTATTATGTTGGTTACTTTTTCTTCTTGTGTAAACTGTGCGAATATCATAATTGACAGCGGAGTAATTGATGCTGTTGGTTATGAGATTTTAGCTGAGCATTGGGCAGTTGAACCGAAGGATGCTAAATCAATGTTAGATCGAAGCTTAATACATTTCACCAAAGCACAGATCTCAGAAGATTCACAGAATTTATTAATCCAGAAAATTCTCTTGAGAAAATAATGTACACTATCAGAGGAAACTTCAATATTGTCGAGGACTTATCGGAACTTCCTAATTTGATAAATAGGAAGGAGATATTTTGCGACGTAGAAACTAAAAGGGTTTTTGACAATAAGAAAGTAGGAGGATTATATCCTTGGAAAGGAGACCGAATATGTGGATTCTCAATTACCGCTGATGATATAAAAGATATTTGGTATGTTCCAGTTCGACATACCAGTCCGAAAGCTAAGAATCTACCTGTTTCTAACGCTATGTCATGGGTGAAGGATATCATACAGAGTTGTCATGGATGGGCGAATCACAATGTGAAGTTCGACGCTATAATGTTCGCAGTTGGGGAAGATGTGTTTTTTGATTGTGAACTCTGGGATACTTTAGCCTTAGCTAAAATATACTATAGTGATCGCATGTCGTACGGATTGAAGCCTCTTTCTAAAGACTGGTTAGATTATGACACTGGAAGTGTCGATAGAGTGCAAGTATATTTAGATAGTATAAAATCTAAATCTTATGCTGATGTTCCAGTAGATTTACTTGGTGAATATGCTTGTGATGACGTTCAAATGAATAGGGTGTTATATCGATATATTCTTAGCAAGATGCCTGAGAAAATGAATACTGTTAGAGATATTGAAATAAAAACCACTCCTATTTTATTTGATATGGAACTGGATGGGTTAAAGATAGATGAGACCGAGTGTAAAATAGAATCAGCAAAAGCTTTGAAAACTATGATCAGGTCCGCTACTGAAATAGCTAAAATAACTGATCGTGAATTCACAAACTCTAATGATTGTATTTATGATATTCTTATCAATCAATTTAATCTCCCCGTCCTTGCTACAATAAAAGAGAAGGATGAAGAAACAAGACAGATCTTTGATACTGGCCGGGCAACATTTGATAAAGATGCTTTAAACTTATATCGAGTTCATCCAGAAGTCATAAATGACCCAAAACTAAGCAGGATAGTAGAACTCATACAAACTTACAGAAAGGAATCTCAGTTTAAAAGTTTATATTTGGATACCTTCTTGGAACTTAACGAAGGTGGAATCATTCATCCTAATTATGATCAGGTGAAAAGAACCGGTCGTCTGTCTTGTAGGAAACCGAGTTCTCAGCAATTAAACAAACGAGCTAAGATGCTTATTCATCCAGATGAAGATCATGGCTATGTGTCGTGTGACTATTCTCAAATTGAATACCGTTTAATTGTTCATTACATAAAAGATGAAAAGGCTATAAAAGCTTATAATGATAATCCTAATACAGACTTTCATCAATGGGTCGCTGAATTATTAAAGATCGATAGAAAGTCTGGTAAGACTCTTAACTTCGGAATGGCTTACGGAGCAGGAAAACCAAAAGTAACAAAAGGTCTTATGTCGAATGATCACATCATAGAGATGATGACTGCTGAAGTTGATAGATTAATTGACATCGGAGAATTAGACCCGAAGCTACGAGGCTACAAATTTCAAGAACTTTGTAGGGATCATGCAAATAATAGTTATGAAACTTATCACGAAAGGATGCCTGGAATTAAAAGGACTTCGAAGAAAGCAATTGAAGTCGCGGCGGTAAGAGGCTTCGTTTTCAATGCGTATGGTTATAGAAGATATCTTCCTGGGAATGCTGCTTATAAAGCTTTTAATTCTATTATTCAAAGTTGTGCTGCTTATGTGATGAAAGATAGAATGATAGCTATTTCTCCCCGTTATAATTCTGAGTCTCGTAAATGGGGAATTCGTTTATCAGCGAATGTTCATGACGAACTTCTCAAACAAGTAAGTTTAGATTGTATGAGTGATCCAGCTCTTCATAAATATATTTGTAATGTTTTAGAAGATCCGCAAATAAAATTTAGAGTTCCTATTATTACAGGTTTAGGAATTAGTAAAGATACGTGGGCAGAAGCGGCGGGTGATGATACTACAATATCAGTTGACGGACAAGAATACACTGGTGATTTAGATGAACTAAGAGAACAGCATAGTGAATTCGAGATTTTAGCCGGTAAAATAAAGTAATTCGAGACGAGTGCAGGAAATGTGCAAAACTGACCTAAATTCGGGCTCCTGTACGACTCGCTACGATGCAAACGACCCTCGGTAGCTACTGTAATACCGCTATTCTGGTACAGAGGTAATGGGGAGTCTACTCTCATAAGACCTTGTAGTTACTGGACTTATGGCGAAGGAAAATTATTTTCTTAGTTTAATGGGATTTTCCTTGCATTGTTTCTAAAATATGTTATAATTTACATGTAAGCATTGTGATTAGTTGAATCTTTGAAAAGTAAACATGAGTAAAATTGAGGAGAATGAAATGGCGAAGTCCAAGAAAACTTCCAAATCCAAAAGTCTGGCCGGAACCGCGAAAGTTGATGCGAAGAATGCTGTTCCCGATGTTGTGGCGAACATCAAGAATATCGTCACCGATTTAAACAGCGTCATCGTCCCGGCCGAGATCGTCGAGTCCGTCGCCCAAAATCGCGAACGTGCAATCGCGGCGATAAACCGCTATGCTGATTCGGCTTCGAGAGCTCTCACCAGAATTCAGCGTGACAGCCAAAAGGCGGAAGCCAAAGCCAAACGTGAAAAAGCAAAAGCGGATCGGGTTGCGAAACGCAAAGCCAAAGCTCAAGAAAAGGCTGACAAACTCCGTAAGCAACTCGCAGATGCCGAG